ATTGTAGTTTTTGCATACTGTATTGATCGTTGTAGGAAAAAGCATTGGCGGAACGATATTATTATAATACGTTGCCGCTATTTTATAAGGAATCTCCGATGTGTCTATGACAGTAAAAGCACTATAGTCCTTTCCTTGTCCTCTAGCAACGTCTACCGTGATGAAGTATGTGTGATCTTCTTGAGGCTCTTCATAAACTCTCAATCCATCTGGAGTTTGCTTCAGTGGTTTTTTGGAGAATAATTGCTTCAACTTATAAGAAGCGATCAATGTGTTAGAAGATCCAACAAAGTCACATTCAAACTCTGATTGAAACTGCTGCTCACTTGTGTTTCGTATCGTCTCCTCTTTCCACTCATTTCCACGAAGGGGACCGCCTGGATAAAGTGGCACTTGAGTCCAATGAACATCTATAGGAACATATTCATTTCTCATCGGATCGTCTTTGGGTCGTGTTGCACCAACCCAATATGTGTAGAACATATTCAACCCATTTGGGGTTGAAACCATGAGAACCTTGGTTGTCTGTCCAGATGTAATTGTTGGATATACAGAACTAAAGAACTCCTCTGCAATATTCTGGGGAACGTGGGCGAATTCGTCCAAGAAGATCATGTTGAATGAACCACCACGGATTGCAGACGCCGAAGTGGATGATGCGATGATCTTAGATCCATTTTCTAGTTCAATAGAACCTTTGTTCCATTCAACAATACCTTGCTGCAACCACAAAGGAAGATATTCATACGCTAGTTTTAGTCTGTACAAAATCTCTCTAGATGTACTTTGCTTGTTAGCAAGAATAGCAACATTCATGCTTTGATTGAATAGAATGTAATGAAGAATATATGCTACAATAGTTGTAGACTTACCACTCTGTCTAGGTAACTTTGCTATGACGAATCTGTTGTTGTGTATTTTATCAACAATATTTTCTTGATAATCATACAACTCGAAAGGTATCAAACCTTTGTCGAGAGATACAACCTTAATATACTTTTTAATAAAATATACTGGATCCTTGGCACACTTGATATATTCCTTCACCTGTTCTTCGGTGAAGTCTATCTGCACGCCTTCTGGTTTAAGATTTGAATTACCTAGATATCCACCTTTAGACGCCATTATGAATTATCTTCCAATCGTTTTCCACTGCTTCTTTCTGGGTTAATCAAATCCTGTAACTCAGAGGTGGAACCCACATAGAAAGAATTGTTTGTAGTGTTTTTCTGAATAAGTTTTGTTTCTTCTTTTTTTGCCTCTTTTGTTTTCTTGTGCAGATCAATCAAATCCTTGTTGATATCGGATACAGTCTTGAGCATCTGCGCAACCACTTCATATGCGCGAGGATGATCACCTTCTTCTGCAACTTTGAGAATCCCACTTATGGCGATTTCACCAGTCTCTATAAGATTCTTCAGTGATTTTCTCGTTTCTCTATAATCAACATCTATATCTTCCTTTGAGTTAGATGTCGTTATAGATTTTGGTTCTTGCTTTACAATAGGAGCAGGAGCCGATTCTTCGAACTCCACTCCTAAAGATTCTTCTATTGAATTAGACTCATTGTGTGACTTCATAGGTTACATCTCCACTAGTTCCTGTAGCATAATCTCCAGTAACTTGAACTCTGAGAGTCTGTGGATCTGTAACAGAATCGTACTTATACATGTCTAAGACATCCACAGTAACTCCTTCAATTGGGTTAACAGTTGTTGCTCTACCATAAACATATGTCTTTGCGGTAAAACTTAAAGTAGAGACAACGGATCTTCTCACTTGAAAATCGCCAGCATAATCTTCTTGTATCTGCATGGCGTTTAGATTAATTGGAACATCAACCTTTGTGTGAGAATCATTAAAGTTCAAACTTACGTTAAAGTTTGGTGAAAAATATGGAAGTATTTGTTCTACAATCTGTAAATTCTCGTCGATGTATCGGGAAAAAATATACAAACCAAAACTCACATTGTAAGGAACTTCATTCCACATATCGACTCTTTGGTTTGACTCGTTCTTGTAAGACTTCTTTCGAAGTTTATTCGTAACTCGTTCTAGATCATAAATCACAGCAGTGATATCAAAAGCCATATGAGGAAGTGTGATTTGTGTCTTGGTAATATCGTCAGAAATAGAACTCATGTTTCTAATTCTGCGAATGAACTTTTCTTTTGGCGCATATGTCAGAGGAACTCTTATCTTTTCTGTTAGGGTTCCGTTAGAGTCATACTTACCAATCTGAACATTGTTGAAAAGGTTGCCGAATGCGACGACTAACTTTCTCAGTGATTCGTTGTAAAAATATTGAAACATCAGTAATTACCCTCTGAGAATGGATCAATGTCGCTAAAGTTGAATATGCTGCTTCCTTCGGTTCCAAACTTATCGTTGTCACCAGCAGTGATTCCAGTTGGATCCTTCGGTATGACAATATCTCCACTTAAGCCTTCTCTATCAGTTTCTAGTTTATCGAGAACAGTATTTCCAGTGTTGAACTCTTCGTTCGAGTAGGTGAAGACTTCACACTGTAACTGATATGTATAAAGTTTTCCTACCTGATAGAATGGGTTCTCATGCTCGACGAAGTTAATTTCGAACATGGTTCTGCTGAGTGGAAAATAAATCAAATCACCCTCTCTTGGTCGGGTGACTGTTGGAATAACCGATGTTACTTCAGATTCAAATCGTCTTCTTGAAACTACAAGGCTCACTCTGTCTTTGATGTCAATTCCAATTTGTGAAATGATATCACCAGCACCTTCAAAACCTGCAACAGACTCTATGTACATCTCTATAGGAAAACTGTTGGAGAATGTGCTTGCAGTATCCTCTCCAAAAATCTCATCAAGATTTGCAAGAGTTCTTGGAATAAAGATCATATCTTGTCCCATAGACTTTATGAGTTCTATGGTCAAGTCTTCTACAAGAAGTTGCTCGTTTGATGTTCCCTGTCGAATGTATGGATTTGTTGCCATTTAATTATCCTGTCATGAAATCTACTGGGAGTTCGTAACTTCTTAGAACTTCTTGCTCGATTTGCACGATCTCTGCGTTTGCTTCTGCTACAATTTGACCTCCGCGAAGCATTACACCACCAGGCAACTGAACACCATCGAACTTGGATAGATTCTGACCCCACTGTCTCTTGAGTAATGCGGTGTAGTATTCTTTAAAATACCTATCATTATAGATTTCAGTAAATAGTTCAGGATCTAATTTAACATAAGCCTCAAAAATGAGATAATCACCTACTTGGAGTTCTTGACTCCAGTTCATGTCAAGATGAACTCTATTTGAAACTTTGTTGAATCGTATTGCTTTCTCTGGATTAAACATATCCTGAAGCAAGTTGATGTATCTCTTGGTGGAGTCATAACTCGCAAGTCCAAGACTTGATTGACCACCTAGTCCTCTGTTTATACCGAAGTAGTCACTAAGAGCCATCTGATATCGAACATCAAACATGTTGATGTTCGCAAAGTCTCCGAACTGAAAAACTTTGACCACACTTACGATGTCTCTTCCTGTAGGGGCATCGCCTGTTGGACCATTTACTGGTCCAAAATTATTTGTGTTGATATATTGGTTTGCGATATCATCAGATGTTACCTGATGACGAAAGTATGCTCTCTCAACACCATCAAAGTGTCGCTCTTGAAAGTATAAAAGAGCATCTTCCAGACGATCCTCGGCTTGCTCGTAATCTACATTAATTTCAATTACGGGCGCGCCAAGGCGTCTGAAAGCGTAGTTTATTAGATCTTCCTTCGAGGAGATTGTAGCCATTTATTCCCCCTTCGAAGTATATATCTAAGTTACTATTCCTGTTTTTCCTTATCGAGCAGTTTCTTCAGTTCTTCCGGCATTTCAGGCATACTGACAGGAACTTTTTCTACTTCATCATATGAGATATTTTCAATATAATACCTTCTCGTAACTGGTTCAACCGACTCATCTGGTTGACTCTGCTCATAATTAGTGAATCCAGGCATTTGAAGTGGGCAATTTAGACGGGGATAATCAAGTTTGCTGTACTCGTCTCCGTCAGATAGTAGCCAAGTTCCTGGCTTATCACCACACCCACACCCACCACAATAGAACTTTCCATCCTGAACATCACTCTTTCGGAGGTATTCGCAGGGAGGTAATTCCTTTCCGTCACCAAAGCAACTCAGAACACGAAGTTGCTTGATTGGCTTAGTTGTCTTTTTGTTTGTCAGTCCTCTTGATGCGACTGCGGAAGCGAAACTTTTTACCATCGACACTTTCGACTGCTGGCTTTGCTCTACCTGCTTTCGAAACTCTTGCTTCGCTTCCTCTGGGGTTTTTCCCTGATCGTCATCCTTTTTATTGCATCCACAGCCCATAATTTACTCCATTAAGTAATAAGGATTTTTCGTACTAAAGGCACCGATAATGGTGTTTTTCTGTCGATATAGAATCTAGATCCATAGTTATTTATTGTAGCATCGAAAGCGAAATTTTGCGCCCAAAGATAACTCTTGTGGTTTATTACTTGCGTACCAAGGGTTTCCGACTGATCTCCGTTTCGCTCTTTACTGGTATACAAAGTAGAAGACATGATGTTAGTGCCAAAATAAGATGGCAAAATTATCTTCGATGCTCTATTTGTATTATTCACTTTACCATAGATAACTGTCTTTGTCAAATTCTTATGTACAAAAGAGAGTTCATCTATGCTGGGAATATACCAGTCATTGAAGCCATTTGTGGTCAGTGAGCGTATGTCGTTGAACAGTTCTGATTTATACCCAAGGTAATCTCTGCCATTTCCATATGTGTTGAAGAAGCCATCAAAATACGAAGCAGGAGCAGTTACATTTTTTTCACCAGTCGAAGTCATTCTGTATAATGTTCTTTTCTTTAATGTAGTGATATCTGATGGATCACCATAAAATCTTGGATACAGAATAAGTGCCCATTTTCCTGT